AGCCTCTCCGCTCACTCACAAAAGGGCTAGGTATCTCGCTAACTACACCGCCAAAAAACTCACAAAATCCACGGATCAGCGTCTCGTGGATCAACAAGAACCCGAATTCCGCACTAGCTCACGTAATCCGCCACTCGGTCAAGCGTTCGCTGACGCAGTTATCGAACACTACAAAAAACCCAAAAACGCCGAACTGCTCAAAACCCGTGGCGACGTTGAACGAACTTTCCGACTCGACGGTAAAATCTATCCTGTCGGAGATTGGGTTCTCAATAAAATCCGGACCGGTCTCGATATACCAATCCTCGACCGAGACCGAAACGAACACGACACCTACCATGCAAACTTCCCTCCGCTCGAGGCAACAATCGACCTCGAAGCTCACGCCAATCATGAAAAGCATCTAAATGCGAAGAAAAGGCAAACGCTCTACCGGACGTCGGCGGCAAGGCTATGAACGCCGACCTCATCGTACACATAGAGACTCTCCGCCACGTCGGCAAATCACCCCAACGGTATACCTTATTCCAGAGGCAGCACGTCGACTGGGAATATCTCCTCAGACTCTCCGCCGCCGGCGTCCTGAAAATCTACGGCCTCGCCGAAACCTCCTGTACGACCAATCAGGAGACCGGCGAAATAACCTGCACCCACGTCGGGAGTCCAAAATTGGACTGCCGACAAAAACATTGTCGTTACGCACACTTGATGAGAATGCGTCTCGTCAGCAGACTAAGCAAAGCTTATGCACGCGAAAGAAACAAGCTAAAAGACATGTCATAATCGCGACCGGCTACGGCGGTCGCAACCACTTCACGAAATACAGGGAACACAGACGATGCTCCTAGATCTACTCGGAATCGGCTCTAACATCATCGGCGGCGCGATGGGCATGAGATCTGCCTCCAAATCGCGCGCCCTTACCCGCGAACAAATGAAACAAGCCAAAATGCAATTTGACGCTCAAATGGATACATCCGTAACCCGGCGCGTCAAAGACGCAAAAAGAGCCGGCATCCATCCACTATTCGCAATGGGCGCCTCTGTAGGCGCCTCACCTACCATATCCGCGGGCGGAGTCCCGCGAACAGACACCTCCGGCCAACGGGCCGCAGAAGGCGTCTCACGAAGCCTCGGCAACATCGCCGTAAACGCATCAATCGCCAAACGCAACGAAGCGGAAGCCGCACTCCTAAACTCACAAAAAGCGAGGTTAGACAATGACCTGGTGTCTCGCGGCCGCGATACACCGGGTCTTATGGGTCCAGCGGATGACCGCGTATCCGCCGGCCCGGTCGAAATCGGACCGGCCACCTACTACTCACCGGAAGTCCCGTTCTCGAGCGAACCTGGCGTTCGCGCGGGACCACCGCCGGAAACATACGACGTCGTCCAGCAGGACGGACGGAGAATCCGGCTACTAAACCCTGACCTCAACATGGACGAAATCGGTCAAGTCCAATATCTCTACGAAAAAACCCGCATGGCTACAACCAACCAGATCGAGCGTCTGGCTCACCTGGTCAAAAACACCCGGCAACAATTAATGTTGCCGATAATGGAAAGACAACTATCAGTGGCGCAGCGCGCCAACCGTGCGTGGAAACGCAAAGGCATCACCCCGCAAGAGTATTGGGACCGCGTTCTCGATACATTCCAAGGCTACTTACAGAGGCTAACAAAATGAGACATCGTTATGGAAAAAGACGTTCATCGTCACGACGGGTGCGGGGTAATCGTACTCGCCGTTCTACTCGTCGTTCTTCTCGTCGGGGTGGTAGCATGCGCACACCCCGCCCAGGCAAGATCGGATACCGACTTTAACCCAAGGATTCAAAATGAAACGCTCCAAACACACACTCAGCCATTATCGGATGGTAACTGGCAACATGGGCGAGCTTATGCCCATATCCTGTATCCCTGTTTTACCTGGCGATACACTGCAACACTCCACCTCGGCCCTGGTCCGAGTCTCTCCACTCAACACACCCGTCATGCACCCCGTCACCGTGCGCCTACATCACTTCTACTGCCCAAACCGCATATTGTGGGATGGCTGGGAAGACTTTATAACTGGCGGCCCTGACGGAACCAACACCGACCCAATCCCGACGGTAGAAACGACCGGCGGCTCGAAATCAATACTCTCCTACCTCGGATGTCCACCGATACCGGGCATCGACGTCAACGCGCTACCGCTCCGCGCCTGCAACCTCATCTACAACGAATACTACCGAGACCAGGACCTCCAAAATAAACGCGACGACGAATCGCTTAACTTCGGCATGCGCTGTTCCTGGGAAAAAGACTATTTCACCTCGGCGCGCCCTTGGAGCCAAAAAGGCCCATCCGTATCTCTGCCAATGGGCGGCACAGCCCCAATAGTCTCACCTCCCGGCGCCTCTACTGGACAAGAGGTCCATGTCGGAGACGGCGACCGCGACGCCGACAATCCCTACCATTGGGACATGAACTCCGGAACACCACCTAAACTCGAATACGGCGCTAATACTGTCGGCCCTGGCGCTCCGCTACTGGCCGACTTAACACAGGCAGAATCTCCCGACATCAACGACTGGCGGGCTGCCTTCTCAATCCAACGCTATCAGGAAGCTCGAGCACGCTATGGCTCACGCTTCACCGAATACCTCCGTTACCTGGGAATAAATCCCTCTGACGCACGTCTGCAACGCCCCGAGTTCCTCGGTGGCGGGTCCACCCGGCTGAACTTCTCCGAAGTTCTCCAGACTGCACCTACCGACGCCTCTGGCGGCGCGGAGCCGAATGCGGTAGGCATCGGCGACATGTTCGGCCACGGCATCGCCGGCATACGCTCGAACAAATACCGGAAATTCTTCGAAGAACACGGTTATGTCATTACCATGCTCTCCGTCCGTCCAAAATCCATCTACATGAATGGAGTACCACGTGACTTCCTTAAAACCACCAAAGAAGATTTCTATCAAAAAGAACTCACCAACCTCGGGCAACAAGAGGTCTACCAGGCCGAACTCTATGCCGAAAACGACCGCGACGTCTTCGGCTATCAAGACCGCTACCACGAATACCGCTCGCAACCCAGCTCCGTATCACAAGAATTCCGTGACACATTAAACGCGTGGCATCTGGCCCGCGAACTCGAACCCGACGTCACGCTTAACGCATCCTTTGTAGAATGCGAACCGTCGACCCGAATCTTTCAAATCGAAGAAGGTGTCGATACTCTCTGGATCATGGCAAACCACAATATCGTGGCCCGCAGACTCGTACCGAAAACCGCTAGACCGAGGATTCTATAATGCAAAGACCAGACCGCTACGGCGCACCTGACCCGGAAAAATGCGACCCCATCCCCGTTGAAATGCCGTTAGGCTACATGCGGCCAACCCCTCTGGACCAGCTGATCGCTTCAATGGTCCACGCTGCCGTCCAACGGGAAGAAAAAGAGGAATACGAAACTGAGGAGGAATCAGATGACTTCGAAGAAGAAAACCCGGACTTGCTGGATCTGTCAGCGTATACGCTCGATGCTATCCAGGAAGAAGCCCCAATCCAAAATACGCAACCCTCGGAACCCGAAGAACTATCACCCGAACCTCAACCGACCGGCGACACGCCAGACCCGAACGCGTCGGAGACCGGCGAGCCATAGGCGTTAAATCATTAACCACACTCTCACACGGGCAGTACCACCCTACTTGACAGGTACTGCCCCTGTGGGTACCCTCAAGTACCCGCAAAAACTGGTACAACCATGCAATGCAAAAAAGGTATCTACCTCGAGAAACAACACCGAACTGTCCCCTGCGGCCAATGTATGCAATGCCGCATTAACACCGGCCGAAAATGGTCCGCAAGAATACTTATGGAATGGATACACACAACCGAGTATGCTTACTTCCTCACCTTCACAATCGAACCCGAACACCTGGCACCTATCTGGGATGACAAAGACCGCCATGTCGGAACCCTACAAAAAAAGTCCTTCCTCCTCTGGCTCAAAAAATCCCGCGCCGATATCGGCGCATTTCGTTATTACGCCATCGGCGAATACGGTGACCTGGGGGGACGGGCGCACTACCACCTGGCACTTTTTCCTCAGCACCCTGCCCAACTACGTGCAATCTGCTCTCGCTGGAAAA